CAAGGTCGCGCTTCAAGTCGCGGTTGGTCTGGGGGCTGGCTGGTGGTAGCAAACATCTGGTCGGTGTCGGACAGCCATTGATGATAAGCGGCGGCGTTATCAAAGCCGGGGCGCTGGCGCAGCCGGACAAGATCAGCAGGCAGGCGAGTATCGCCCCAGGTACGTAGCGCTTGGTTTTCACGTTCTTGCCTTTCGTAGCGTTGGGTTTGGCGGGCGGTGAGGTCGCCCAGGCTGGCCACCACCTGGTGGGCTTCGGCCTGCAGTTCGTTATGCCGCTGGTTGATGGCGGTCAGCGTGCTGATCTGGTCGCCCTGCTGCTGGATGACGGCCTCGCGCTGGTCGGCCTTGGCGTTGGCCAGGGCCAGTTCGGCATTGCGGCTGGATACCTGGCTGTACCAGCCCAGGCCCACATTGCCGGCCAGTGACACGGCCAGGGCGACAATCAGGACGCGAATCATGCGGGCACCGCCGCTTTCTCACCGGCGCTGAAACGGTCATAAGCGCGTTCGAGCTTGATGTCGTAGTGGTTGTCGGCATAGGCCGGGCCGTTGTAGCGGCGGGCGAACTCGGCCCACTTGCGGGCCTTGAGCGCCTTGTGCAGCGTGGGGTCTTGCTCGATAAAGCGCACGAAGGCTTCGAGCTGCTGGCCTTCGCTTTGCTCCATGCAGGCGAGGAAGTCGGCGGCACTGGCGTAGCCGAGCGCCTGCCAGTGGTAGCCCATTATTTGGAACATGCCCCAGCTCGCCGACTCGATAGCGCAGGCGGGGTCTATCTGGGTGGCCGTCTGGAAGCGGTGCCACTCGGTGGTGCCACCTGCGTAACCACCCCGAACGGTGCTGACCACTTGCGGGTAGCGCTGGGCAGCGGCGGCAGCATCCTGGCCGGCGTGGGTGAGCTGGCGGTACATGACATGGCGCTCGAACAGCAGCACCGGCCGGCCGCTGGGGAGGAAGCCGGGGCCGGTGGTCTCGACCTGATTGACGGCTTTGATGCTGGCCAGCGGTACGCCCAGGCGCTTGGCGGCGGCGATCAGGTCGGTTTCTTTCAGGTGGCGGGGCTCTTCGCCGCCATTGCGCAGGGCATGCAGGGTCTTGGCGCCGGCCTGGCCATCGACTACCAGCCCATAGCTAGCCTGGGCCTTGCGCACGGCCTCGGCGGTGTTGTCGTCGTACAGGCCATCCACAACGACCTTGAAGCCTGCCTGGTTGAGCAGCTCTTGCAGTTCGACAACGTCGAGGCCTTTGGCGCCAGCTTTGAGTATGAGCGTTTTCATTGGGGCTTCCTTACGAAATGGGCAATGGGGTGGTCTTTGTCGGTACGTCGCCAGGTGGGTGGGTGGCGAAATAGATCCGACACGTTGCCGCGCACGGCAAACACGGCAGCGGCCAGTACGAGGTTGAGTGCGACGGTGGTGAGGTCTGCCGATACCGGTACACCCAGCAGCACGCGAAGCGGCACGGATGCGGTGGCGACGATCAGCAGGTAGGCCAGCCAGGCGGCACGGGGGCGGTGCTGGCTACCGTGGCGGCGGTAGGCCAGCAGGCGCAGGGCAATGGCGGCGCAGACGATGGCGTTGAGGATGGCGAGCACGGTCATTCCGGGCCACCTTTCCGGCGCAGCTTGGCTACCAGCGCCATGGGGTTGTCAGCCTGGGCAATGAGCCATTGCAAGAGTTTGACCGACACGGCGGCGGCAATCACGGCGCCTATGCTGGGGTTGATGGTGACGCGGGCCGGCAACAGCCAGGACAGCACGCTGGTGACGGTGGGCGCGGCGGCCAGGCCGACGATGAAGGCGACGATGAAATAGCCCAGCTTGGCCAGGGCGCTGAAATCCCTCGCGCTGAGGACAAACACGACAGCTCCGGCAAAGGCGCCCATGACGGCGCCGGGGTCGATGCCGGGGAACAGGCTGATGACAATGGCGCCTGTGAGGCCCAGGGGCGCGAGGCTGCCGGTTGTGGCGGCGGTGACGGGTTCGGCCATAGTTAGTCCCATAGTTGGATAAGGTTTTGTGTTGGGGCGGCGACCACGGGCGGTAGATAGACCGGGGTGCCTTGCGGCAGGACGGTGCCTAGTCGCGCCAGGTCGGGGTTGGCGTTGAGGACGGCCTCGACCATGGCGGTGGTTTGGCCGTAGTAGCGGTGGCAGATGGCGTCTACGGTGTCGCCCTGGTGGGCATGGACGCGCATCAGATCAGCTCAATCACGGTGCGCGATTGGTGCAGCATGTCGCTGATGGCCCAGCGGGCATCGCGGCGCAGATCGTCGGCGGTAGGTTCGAGCTTGTCGGCCTCGCTGTGGCCGTCGCGGGTGCTGTCAAAGCTGCGATAGCGTTCCACCAAGTTGGCGTTGGCCCAGCAGGACACTGCGCGGCGGTAGCGGTGCAGTAGCACGCTCTCGCCGTCGATCATGTCGGCGGGCACCTGGGCCAGCGTGGCCCGTCCTTGGCTCTTGTGCTGGTCGGCCCATACGCTGAGTTCGGTGTTGACGCTGGCCATGGCTTCAATGACTGCCGCGCGCAGTCGTTCCGGCGACACAGTGCCATCCAGGCGCTGGGTTTTCTGGGTATCGGCCAAATTGATGGCGGGAAAAAATGGGGTGTTGCTGATGCTGACTAGGCCGGCAGGGGCATTGCCGGTGGAAATGGCGATAAAGCTGTTGTTCATGCGTGCGTCCCGATCTGGATCAAGAGAGGCGGTGGACGGGGTTTTGATACGTGCAATGCACTGTCGCCACCCCGTGCCGCCTGGTTGCGGGGTTCGCCCGGTATTAGCCTGGGTCGGCAGGGTCTGCCGGCTTGGCCAAGTTCTTGAGTTCCTTTTCGAGTCGCTGCATGTCCTGCTTGACGCCGCACTTGTCGTGCAGCTTCAAGGCCCGTTGGAACTGCGTCAGGGCCAGTTCCTTCAAGCCCGGCACGGTGTCGGCGGCGGCCGTCTCGGCTTCCTTGCTGGCGGCGTAGGCGATGGCTTTGGCCAGCTTGGCGCGTACCTGGTCTGGCATGTCCTTTTCTGCCAGCAGGGTATCGGCGGCTTGCAGGATGGCCAGGGGCACCGCTTCGCCGCGCTGGGCTTGGTCGGCCAGCTCTTCGGCCACCAGACAAGGCAGATTGCGGCCGAACTGGTCGGGCAGCAGCAGGCGGTGGTGTAGCGCGTAGGCGGCGATATCCAGCGCGCCTTGCCACTCGCCTGCGTCAATGCGCCATACCATGACGGTCATAAGCACATCGTCCTGGGCGCCACCACCTTGCAAAGCGCCTTCGACCCAGGGCACATAGTCGGGCAGGAGCTTGCGCTTCAGCTCGATCTTGGCGGCCTGGCTCTCGAAGGTCTTGAGGTGGCGCCGGTCGTTATGCAGCTTGGCCAGCATCAGCTCGTAGCCCGTGGCATGGGCCTTGACCTCGCTGCCAGTTGGCGCAGCCGCCAGCGCTGCTGTTACCCGTAGGAAGTGCTTGCGTGCGGGGGTCATGCTTAACCCACCAGCTGGATGTTTTCGACCACGCAACCGGCCTCGTACTGTTCCACCACAAAGCCTTCGTTGGCGGATCGGTAGTCTTCGATACGGTCGCGCTTGGGATTCTCGATCACATGGCGGCGCATGGAGCCTTCCTGGGTGTAGATCGAGAGGTTTTGCGGCATGGTGATAAGCATGGTGCCGTCCGGTACAAACGGGGCATCAATGGCTTCGCGGAGGGCGATATGGTTGTTGTTCACCATGTCTTCCGCGATCTTCTGTTCCGACAAATCCTGCTTGCGGTTGAGCAAACTGGTCAGGTAGGCATTGCTCAAGTCGGCGCCCAGGATGACGCGGATGCGGGGGTCTTTGCGGAATGCCGGGTGCACCATGCTGTTGATGGCGTCGAACACCAGTGCGGCAAGGTTGCGGTAGCCGTCTGCCTCACCAATGTCCTGCCCGACCTTCACGACCTTGGAGCCTGCCCGCACCTCATGCATGACGCGAGCGGGGGCGTTGTTGCGGTACTGCTGCAACCAGCCGATGTTCACGTCCTCAAGCATGGGGTTCGTGACCGGGTTGGTCTCGGCGGCGGCGGTGCGGCCATTGAAGGCGATCTTGATGCGATCCAGTGCGATCTGGTTGATCACCAGATCACGCATGCGATTCTGGAAATCTTTGAACTTAGCCCATTGGTCTATCTGGGCGAACTTGATGAAGGTGTCGTAGTCGGTCTTGTACAGCTGGAAGTTCTTGGCATCCATGCTGCCTACACTGCGTGGCTGGCGTTCATTGGTTTCGGTATCGGTACGGCCGGCAATAGAGCTGGCTACACCCATACCGATCTTCTGTCCTTGCAATTCATCTACGGTGTAGAAGTTGACCAGCCTCAAAAAGGCGCTCGACTCTTGAATCTTGGTTTCCAGCGTCTGTTGCACGCTGGGCGTGACATTGAAACTCTGGCTGACATTGGTTACGCCGTTGATCCTGGCAATCTGGGAGAAGTAGGCGCTAATCTGCGCGCGGGATGCTGGCTTCATGGTTTGGGGGTCTCTTGTTCGTTGGGTGGTCGGTTAGCAGTCGGTCAGGGCGTAGCCGCTGCTTTGGCCACCTGCTGCGGGGGGGCGGTCAGACCCGGCAGGGGTGTTTTCTACGCTCTCGCGGAATTGGCTGAATGCGGTCTCGCTGTCGTTGAGCCGGGCTTCCAACGCTTGAAGGCGCTCAGCGGTATCGTCTTGCGTCTCGCGCAGCTCGCTCATGCCCTCGGCCACCGATTCCAGTACCTGGCCCACGTTGTTGAACTGGGTATCGGTGCTGGCCTTGCTGGCGCGCAATCCGTTCTTGATCTTGTCCAGCACGGCGGCAAAGCGGCTCGGTTCCGGGTCGCTCTCGAATTCCATGTCCACTTCAATCGGCACGCTGAACAGGTGGCCTTCCGGCAATTCGCGCTTGCCGTGGCGTGAGCTGAACTCCAGGCGATCCGTACCCAGGCTCGACGGGGAGTCGGTCACACCCATGCCGACCAGATAGGCCTTGCCGGTTTTGGCGAAGTTGGGCGCCACTTCTATGGAGCTGTAGACCTTCTGGCCGGCTTTGTTCATGGCGACCAGATCAGGCAGGGCACTCAGGGTGCCAAACAGGGCGCGCTTGCCATCTACGTCGCGGGCTTCGGCTTTCAGAATGTCGCCGTAAGCCTTGAATGGGCTA